ACCTCCGCAGCGCGCGCCGCCGGCACGAACGGCTCGGTCGAGGTCCGCATCACCTGAGGGAGAGACGAACCGCCGTCTTGGGTTCGGAAACTTTCCCGCAACCGTTTTTCCAAGCAGCGATTTTGCAGGGAGATTTGGGCGAGTTGCAGGGACAATAAGGTGTCCGGGCCAAAAGACAATTCTATTTTGATTCAATAGCTTAGGTAGGATTCTCCCTAGCGTGACGTTGCAGGGAGAGGTAGAGGGATTTGCAGGGTGGATAATTTGACACTTAATTGTCAACTTATATTGACGAGCGCATGTCAAGTTCAATTTCTCTCATGATGGCGGCCGACGATAGTCTCGAGGAAGCGCTCCGGCGCTACCAGGAAAACGCATTCACAGATGCGGACGTGATGGGCTGCACTGGGCTTCCGGCACGCTCCATCCGCCAATTGATCAAGGCTCGTGCCGTTCGCACGCGGTCAGAGGATCGCGGCGCCGGCCACATTCGCAAGTTCGATGCCACGACCTTCAAGCGCTTGGCGGTGGCTTCGGCACTCAACGGCGCGGGCTTCAGTTTAACGCTTGCGGGTCAGCTTGCTTATCTGCTGCCCGGCGACCGCCTGCTTTATGCGCGCTACGATCCTATCAATGTGCTGTGCGACGAAGCGCAAGGTGTCGATCCCAATAGCGGGCTGCCGCCGCGCCGCCAAATGCCACCGTTTGACTGGTTCGATCCCGACAAGCCGGCAATCGCTGACCCCGAGAATGATCGGTTGCTTGAAATCATTGACGGCCGCTTCGTGTCGCTGGTTTTCAAACAAAGAAGCGAACCGCTATTTTATGGCGATCTGCACAATGGCGGAACAGCATTCGTCAGCTGGTGGCCATTCCGATCGCACACCAGCGCGGTCTTCTTCTCAACGGATGCCGATGTCGGCCCCAAGTGGGAGGATCCGCGATCGGCGGCGGACCGGATCCATCCACGGTTTCTCAACTACCGCGAGGAACGTCACGACGCTGACGACGACCGTCTGATGCTGGAAGCGCGCGCCGCCGCACAGCGCCCCGTATTCAAGACCAGCATCAACATCACGCTCGCCATCCGGCTCGCCCTGCGCCGCTACCTCGGGCTCGAGCTGCTGCTTCCGGTTGGCACGAGCGTGCGCGCCAATCGAAGCAAGCCGACCGCCTTGAGGTCGGCACACCGGCCACAGCGAATTCGGAAGACGCAATGACAGCAACCACCTCTTCGCAGCGGAAACGCATCGCATCGCGGACCACTATTAGACCGCGCTCTCCGAACGCCGAGTACCGCGTCGGACCCGGATGCCCTCCCCGTGAACACCAATTCAAGCCAGGGCAGAGCGGCAATCCGCAAGGCGCGCGGAAGAGGCCGCCGTCGATTGCGCCCGATCTCAAAATCTTGCTGCAGGCGGCGCTCAGCAAAAAGGTGGCCCTCACGATTGGCGACAAAGAAAAAATACTGACCAAAGCCGCCGCCGGCATCGAACAGCTGGTCGAACAATTCGCGCGCGGCGACCGCTATGCGCGGCGCGACCTGTTCGATCTCGCCGACAAGCTCGGCCTCGATCTTGGGGCCAGCAGCAAGGCTGCGCTCGAAGAGCTCACCGGCAAAGCCCTTGCTGCTGAAGACCGGGCCCTCCTCGCCGACTACTTCCGGAGAAAGAACGGCAAAGCCGACACCGACGAGCGTGCGTGTTCATCGCGTCAAGAGGCTTCCAAGAAGGAAGGCGACTGCCGTGACGAAACGTAAGACGACAATACCGGCCAACGGTCGCATCATGGATGCGCTGAACCGGACAGATTTTTCGAGCTTTAGCAGAAAAGTCTTTCAGATCCTCTCACCATCCACCACCTACCACGACAACTGGCATATTCATGCGATCGCCTATCATCTTGAGCTGGTCAGGCTCGGAAAGATCAAACGGTTGATCATCAACGTGCCTCCACGTTCCCTTAAGTCGATAATCTGCTCAATCAGTTTTCCCGCGTTTCTAATGGGTCATGACCCCACGAAACGCATCATCTGTATCAGCTACGGCACCGATCTCGCCATCAAGCTCGGCAACGATTTTCGGGAAGTGATGAGCTCGCAGGTGTACCAGCGGTTGTTTCCACAAACCAAAATCTCGCGCCTCAAAAACACCGAAACCGAGTTTGCCACCACTCAGAGGGGCTACCGAATATCAACCTCCATCGACGGGGGCCTGACCGGACGCGGCGCCGACGCCATCATTCTCGATGATCCGATCAAACCGATCGACGCCTTGCGGGACCGCGTCCGCGAGCGGGTGAATAACGCGTTTGCGAATACCATCGTGTCCCGGCTTGATGACAAACAGAACGGCGCCATCATCATCGTCATGCAGCGCCTGCACGAGGATGATTTGGTCGGCCGCTTGCTGCGGGATCAGCCTGGGGAATGGACCGTCCTCAGCCTGCCGTCGATCGCCGAACAGGAGGAAACGATCCAGATCGGCGAAAACCGATACCATGTCCGGCGTGTCGGGGATGTGCTCCACGCCGCGCGTGAGCCCCTGCCCGTGCTTGAATCCTACCGGGCGCAGATGGGCTCAGACGTGTTTGCGGCTCAATATCAACAGTCCCCGATTCCGCTCGAAGGGGCGATGATCAAGCGGGAGTGGCCGAGACGCTTTGATCGGCTTCCGGACCACACGTCCGAGACGATGGTCATTCAGAGTTGGGACACGGCGACAAAGGACAGCGCGCAGTCAGATTATTCGGCATGCACAACGTGGCATTATACAGCTGGGCGCTATCATCTCGTCGACGTCGTTCGCGAACGAGTGGACTACCCAAGCCTCAAGACGCTGGCGATCTCACATGCAAAACTCCACAACCCAAATGTCATCCTGATTGAAGATGCCGGCGTGGGCACCGCGTTGGCAAAGGAATTAAACGACGCGGGGCTGCCAACCGTCGCCGTAAAACCGGAAGGAGACAAGCGCACACGCATGTCGATCCAATCCGCCAAATTCCAAAGCGGGCAAGTGTTGCTTCCCGATGAGGCGTCCTGGCTCGATGATCTCGAAACAGAGCTCTTTAGCTTTCCCGGCGGTCGCTTTGACGACCAAGTGGACAGCATCAGCCAAGCCTTGGCCTATGAGATTCCCACCTATGGGTGGACAGACGACGCCCTTCGTGGACTTGAGCGGCTGACGGGTGGTCCGCTCTATGGCTTCTGGAGATAACGCCGGCAACGACGCCTCCGCGGACCCCTGATGGCAGCAACACCTTTTTTTGAGTCGACTTCCCCAAGTCAATCGTCAGCGGATCCAGTCCAACCGCTCGCGAACTGCAACGGTGTTAGACCCGCGACCGGTCCCTTCTCCGCTCCCGAAGCCTTACTCCAGCGCCCCCGCCATTCTCGTCGATGAACTCGACGCCGGCGTCCTCGAGCGTCCCCCGCACTACGATGAGGGTCGCCCGCCGTGGTTGAATTGAACCGGCCTCGAGCTGACGAACAGTCACGATCCCGACCTCAGCGGCGCGGGCGAGATCCTGATGACTCCAATCCAGAAGTCCGCGGGCGGCCCTGCATTGCTCGGGCGTGATCATCAACGTTCTCCAGAACTGTTTTTTTAGTTGCTTCTATCGAAAAACGATTGACTTATCGTTAATGCGTCTATTAAGATCACTTCTGTCTAAAAACATCACTTCCGGGATTCGTTATGAGCTCGACAATACGTGCCTGTCACAGCCGCCGCTCCTTTATCGGCGGCTCGGATGCCCGGATCATCATGGGGGACGACGAGGCGGCGCTGCTGCGGCTGTGGAAGGAAAAACGCGGTGGCGTCGAGCCCGAGGATTTGTCGGGCGACCTCCTGGTCCAGCTCGGCACCGTAACCGAGCACCTCAACCGGTGCTGGTACGAGAAGAACACCGGGCAGATTGTTACCCAGGTGCAGCAGCAGGTTTTTCATGCGGTTCATCGCTGGATGGCGGCGACCCTGGACGGCCGGGTCGAGGCGACCGGCGCCGTGTTCGAGGCCAAATTCATGCTGCCCTGGAATTTCTCCGAAGAAGGGGCCGCAGAAAAGCACATGGCCCAACTCCAGCACAACATGTGGGTGACGGCCTCGCGCACGGCGGTGCTGTCCATCATCACCGGTGGCGGTAAATGGGTGGAAATGACCATTTTCGCCGACCCGCTCTATCAGCACCTGTTGCTGACCGCGGAAAAGAAATTTTGGCGCTGCGTCGAGAGCGGCGAGCCCCCTCACCTCTTTGGCATCGAGCCGCCGCGGCCGCGGGTTGATGCCGTTCGGGTCATGGACATGAGCGGATCGAACTCCTGGGCGGAGTTTGCCGGCATCTTCTGCCGGACCCGAGCCGCCTATCTCGAGCACGACAGCGTGAAAGCGGAATTGAAGAAACTGGTGCCGGAAGACGCGAAAGAGGCGGTCGGACATGGCGTGCGCGCCAGGCGTTCGAAATCCGGAGCGATCAGCTTTGACCTGGTGGGCGCCGAATGAGCGCCTCGCCATGGGCCGCCAAGGAGATTGGAGATATTTTGGATGCAGCGCTCAAGCGAGACCATCGGCAAGATCGCCGGAGCCCTGGCGAAAGCCCAAGCAGAACTTGAAAATCCGGAAAAGTCGCTAACCGCAACGATACCCTCGGTTTTTCCACGGGAGGAGAGCCGGACCTTTCGCTATGCCTCGCTCGCCAGCGGGCTTGAGATCGTCCGCAAGTGTCTCAGCCGGCATGAGATCGCGACCGTGCAAACCACCTCGATTGACGAGACTGCTGGCATCGTTCGGCTCAGCACGGTTCTGGCGCATGCCTCGGGCGAATGGATCGCCTCG